GTTGTCTGTATGCAGTTAACATTTGATTAGTCATGGCATATTCATATTTCCAGATCTTATTTTTGTTATCCCAGTATTCCAGTACAAAAATATAGATACTTGTCTTTTTAATCCGTGCTGAGAACCTCCATTCCGGGCCTAGCTTATCAAGTAGTTCACGTATAACACACATTTACTTTATACCTAATTCAAATTTTAACAATTCCAATATCCATAAAGCATCAGCTTCATTATCATCTTCTCCACCATACCCAAGCTTCTCCTGTGCTGCTTTAATCATTAATGGTTTGCCACTATTTCCTTTACCGGTTGCAAACTTCTTGATCTCTCCTGCAGAATATCCTCGGTACTCTATGTTGTTTTCTTCACAATATTTCTCTACTTCCCCAACCAGTTTGGAGTGAAGCACAAGTGCTCGGTAGTTCCTTCCTCCCGGCTTTTCATAGCCAATAACCGTAACTTTATTCAACTCACACACTTCATTGAGCATTGATCGGAAACGTAACAGTTTAAATCCGATGCTTTGATCCTTACGGATAGTTAAATCCCAAACACCGTAAACATCTCTGTCTATAGCCCATCCAAATTTGGTGGCTGGATCAAGGGCGAGAAGCCCAGGGCCTTTTGGTGATCCTTCATTTATTATAAGTGATCCAGTAGGTTTCATGAATCCATCCCAATCAGATCTCTTTCTTGTTCTTTTCATCATCAAATAATATTTCCATTAACACCATCTCATCAATATTACAAACCGCAATTACTTTCATAGATCCCTCTACTCCATCATGAATTTCTAATAACCGAGATCCATGATTTATAATGAAGTTCACACATTTCCAACTTCGTGCGGCGCGATTTCCTTTAAATTCTACGTCTATTCGCATCATTTTTTAGGTTTACGATCTGATTTAAACTTTTCCTCAATGACCTCCCACAAGTCAATTACTTCTTTCTTAAGTTCATCCTCGGCATCGGCTTCCTCAACCATGACAATGGACTTCTCCAGGCTCACATTGAGTTTTTCTTCATTCAGAGTGTACACGGTGGTGTCATTATATTTTTTAGTGTATTTCAGATTTTGGCGAATATCATCAATGCCATAATCAAATATAATGGTTACCGGGGCTGTACCCATTGGTTTCCATACCGTGGATTTAAACACTTCTACCACGATGTTAATACCTACTATCTTCTTAATGTCCTTGCCTTTGTAGGTTTTCTCTCTGTATATTTTAGCATACTCACGCGCATATTCCGTTTTCAGGCGTAGGCTGGAATAGAACGGCACAGCGTGTCCACCTGGACTCTTGGTCTTGGGACCAAAGGTGGCCAGGGTATCCCGAATTTGGTTACTGCAGACCATGAGATAATTGTTATCAGCAATCATGCGGCATGTACGTCGCAGTTCCTGACTGAATTCCTTACCTCTACGCGCTCCCATTTTATCACCTTCATCGGCTTCCATTTCCATTTCAGTGCTCAGTGCGGCCAGTGAATCTGCAAATATGCCGTTGACCACACCAAGATTCTGTGGTTTCCAGTTACGCACGTTTTGAAATACTTCCGGCACGAGATTCGGTCTGGAGTATTCGGCATCAGCCAGTTCAAGACCAAATAAGCTGGCAAATTGCTTATTAAGTCTGGCTTCTGGATCCTGAAACATAACCTCACCTTTTTGGTCCTGGATGTTACCGGCTATCTCAGTCAACAGAACCGTCTTGCCGGTGCTGCTGGGACCGAAGATCTCTACCAGAATCCCTGCTGGAATCCCACCACCCGGGACCCTACCACCGGAGATAGTGAGATCCAACAGAGTCGATCCTGTACTGATCATCTTCGTAGTGTCACCGTCAAGCTCTGGTTTCTTCTTCCTTTTAGGAGCATTCCTGACTTTGGATTTCACTTGTTCACTAATGGGAATATCTTCCTTCTTTGTTCTTTTCATGAAGTCGTTGTATTATAACTTTTGCAACTACAGGGTCTATCTTGGGTTCCTTTCGAGGCAGCTCATCCTCAATCTGATTCAGAAAATCATCAAAGCTTTTATACTGAGCCTTTGTTTTTGCTCCCCTCTGAATTAAATCCCATTGGGTTTCGATGCGTACTATGACGGCATCGATGAGCATTTCTTCAGTATTATTCGGGAAAACATTCCTTTCCCAGTTACCTATGATATTTCTTAGAATGTATGCCCTGGTCGTCCCCTTAGCCAGAGCATACAAATTGAAATAGTAGTACTGCTTAATTGGCATCCAAAGATTAACAACTTTAATCTTGGGTTTACCCCTTTTGTCCCGGAGTATGCTCATCAGTCATCATTTTTTTTCGCTTCTGAACATTCATTCCACAGTTTGCAGTTCTCACAATCTTCGAATTCATCATGGTCCTTGCCGAAGTCGTGATCATAGGGGCATTCATCTTTCTTGGAAGATGATCTGCGAGAGGTGGATGGACGCTGCTTCCGTTCCAGGGGTTTGTTGTCATCCTTATCATCCTTGTTAGAGGATCTTGACCGGGTCCTTTTGGGTGGGGTATCCTTGTTGTCGTCCTTGTTGTCATCCTTTTCAGTATCAGTTTCCTGGCTTCTGGTCCGACCGGCACCACGTTTTCTCTTTCTGGGTGAAGTTGTTTCCTTCTCATCCGGATCACTGAATTCCTCTTGTGCGGCATCATCATCACCATCCACTCCCAGGAACATTTTCTGTATATCCTTATAGGAATGCAAACTCTTTAGAATGACATCATCCAGACTGGGCAAATCTTCGACTTCTTCCCAGGTATATCCATCGTGTTGGCGTGGCTTGGGGTCAACTCTATTTGCCTTACAAAACTTCTGACCACCGAAACTGTCCCTTTCCCAGCGTATATGTAATGTTCTTCCGTTTTCAGGATGGGCGAAATCCTCATAATCAGGATCCTCTTTTAATTCAGCATCCAAAAACTTTTGAAAATTATGATATGAGATATCGAATATATGGAAATCTTCATCCCAATCTCTGGCCTCTATTGGAACAATATAATAGAGGATTCGGTCCTTTGGTTTGAGTTCTTTAATCTCATCCTCAGTTTTCTTATCAGTTTTGCCCTGTGCGCTTAGTTGTTTGCGGTATTCACAGATTGGGCATTTCTCACCGATCGATTCCAGGCAAACAACTGTTTCACCATCAGGACCAACACCACGGTGGATCTTGAATGGACGGCAATACCATGGATCGCCTACTATAGCTTCCTTGTATTCATCATCACGGTCTGGATGTTTATCGTCAGTAACGATATAGGGTACAATATCAAATTCGATTCTGCCAGGATCTGGAATGTAAATTTCGAAATCTTTTGGCATAAGCAGATAACTGAAGGATGATTCCCTTTCCCGTTTCTCAGCATTGTGTGCAACCTTACCTTTAAAGGTGAAATCTCTTTTCTTTGTCATAATTAAAAATGTTAGAATTAAGTAATTTATTTAGTTCTCTTTAGTTTGCTTCCTACGCCCCGGTTGACTTTTTTTCGATCATGCCATATCTTTGCTTCATATGAAAGATCCCGGGGAACTTTGGGACCGGCAAAGTATTGTTGCCCGTGGAGAGTAATCAGTCCCTCTAGCATGGCTTTACGAGTGAATCCCACTTCATTTTTGGCATGTTCTGCCAGAATTAGTTCGTGATTGAGCTTTATCAATTCCCGTTTGGCTTCTTGGTGATCCTTGTGAGTGCGGTAGTATGCCTCAATATCAGCGGCATTGGGTTTATCCTTACCACAACACTTGACAGGATCTTCATTGGCTTCGGCAATCAATTCAGATCTGATTACTTTCAGTTCCTCCTCTTTTTCCTCTACCTCCGTTTTGATATCCGCGTAAATCCGGACATACTTCATAGCCAGGTCAGCCTGGTCCAGGCATTCCATGTCTAGCGCGGTTTCATCAATCCGCATGTCATCTTCGTAGTTCATTTTATTGTTATTTTTATTGCTTCATTAATATCTGACTTGATAAGTCGTTCTAATAAATCCTTTGAAGCCGGACATAGAAATACATGTCCGGTCAGCTTAGTCTTACTAGTTTGCAGGGAATCACCATAGATTGTGTAGTTAATACCTACTGGACCTAATAAGGTTTCGGGACCACTATCTTTGCTTGATGCATCGATATTTTCTAATTCGATTGAGTCAATCTGTATTTTCATCTGGTTGTTGTATTAATGCTCCGGATCCCCGGAGTCTTATGTTGCATGTTATTGGTTCTTCAGTATTAGAACTTACTACCAAGCATACCATATAACAATCAGCCTCGTATTTACGCCCCATTCTGTCCTGAAGATATATGGTAAGTAAGTCTGCTCTTTCCAAAACAACACGCAATGTTTTCATATCAGTATCCTCAAGCACGTTTTGCATTGTAAAATCAAAAGACATTGCTCCTGGAATTACTTCTTTCCATCCCCCTAGGGCAAAACTAACGTCAATAAGATCCCGCTCCATATGTATGTTAACCACATGCGACTTGGCGATTACAGTTCCTCCATGGACCAGGATTGCTTTGTAATCACCAAAGTTCAGCTGGCGCATTTGCACTTCTTCTTCAATCTGGGCAACAGCCGTACCAACATCTGTAAATATAGAATATGGTATGGTAGCGACTATTCCCGCTGCAAAAGCCTTCTTAAAAAATTCTCTCCTATCCATTATGCGATTAATTTGTAACTTTCTTTTTCGGCCCAACTACCATCCACCGGACAGAGTTCGGCATCTACCTCTAATGGGACAATGATCCAGGGCCATGCTTTGGGTAGTTCCTTTGTTGTAACATGATGTATTAATTCTGAAACAGCTTCAAGCTCTCCCGGATATACATCCAATATAATAGCATCGTGTATTTGGCCAATCAACCTACTTTTCCAACCATCTACCATAAGGGAACGATCAAGCTCAATGAATGCCCATAGCAAGCAATGGAATGCTGCCCCCTGGATGGGGTAGTTAGTTGCATCATTCCGGGCCATGACACCATGGCAACGGAAACCGGTTAACAGATCCACAAATCCTCTGCGCCTGTAAACATCCCACCATTTTTGTTTCCATTGTGCGTATTGTGGGAACCGGTTGTCCCAGAAATCATATTGGATCTTCTCCAGGTATGTTTCAAATGAGCGTATGGATTTTATTCCATTGTCTCGTAAATGGGTACCCAGCGTTGTTCCCTGATCATCAATGCTGATACCAGCACCGTCTTTGAATATTCCATTCGGCAACTCACCCCATTTGCAAGCCATGTCTCTTGCATTGTTGACAAAGTAATCTCCGTAGAACTGAGGAAATACAAATCCATTCTTAGCTGCAGCCCGTAGGTGTTTGTGCTCGTCTGATCCATTGTATTTGATTTTAAAGATTTGTTCCATCATATCCCGATGCATGTCCGTCTTTTTATCCTTGACATACTTGATCATATTTTCATCCTTGTGGTAACAGCATGAAATAGCGACTTCTAAGCCCTTGTAGTCAACTTCCAATAGTTGGTGCCCCGGACGTGGATATAATGCACTACGGACGATCTGCATAGCCTCCTCATCCCGTTTTGGTATGTTCTGGAAGTTGGGGCTGTTAGAACTGCTCCTATAGGTTCTGACAAGGTGTAAATTAAAGAAAGGATGTATGTATCCATCAACCTGCTCTCGTTGGAACTGATCCAGGTATGTGTCCCGGATCTTTTTCAACTTCCGAATCTGCAGGATCTGGTTCAGTTCAGGTATGTTCAGCTGCAACAGGGTTTCTTCATCAACGGATCCCTGACCCCCCTCTGTCAGTTTCGGTGGTTCCAATCCCTGCACTTTATATAGGAATTTACTGAGTTGGGGTGCGGAGTTGATATTAACTTCCTTGAGAACCGATTCTTCCCATCGTTTATAGAACTTGGATCCTTTGAGCTTGGTCATGTTCGTATTGATGTTCTTGGAAAGTCTGGCTTTTTCCTTTTTAACGTATTCCACATCCACACGGATCCCCTGGCGTTCTGCGCGCCCCATTGCCAGAGACCCGTTATGGAGCAGCTGATAGGCTTGAGATGTATTTGGGTTAAGTTTCATTTTGTGATGTTAGTTTTCTTAGCTTACCTGATTCATTTTCGTTTATTGGTTTTCTTTTGCGGAATGATTCATTTAGGATCCATGGTTTTTTTAGAGCTTATGATTCATTTGTTTCCATTGGTTTTCTTTTTAGCAGTGATTCATTTATCTTGCTTGGTTTTCTTAGGACGCTTGATTCATTTACTGTCATTGGTTTTCTTGAGATGTATGATTAAAATGGCAAAAACGAATAATTCATCTGTTTCTGTTGTAATATCGCCAGCCGGTACTCCAGGACCGCATCCCATCCGCAGTATGTCAGCAGCTTGCGTTTACCATCTCCGGGTGTGTATTGCATTTTCGCGTAATGATCCTTAGTCTTGATATGCTCATCATTAACTAATTCCATAACGCGGTTGTGTGAGTTGGCATTCTTCCAATCGGTTCCTTTCAGATATGGATAGATCTCACTGTCATAATCGGCAACACCAAAATTCACGTAGGTCTGGAACTTCAGGCTGGTAATACCAGAGCGGTTGTCCAGGATGTGGGCCGCAAGCATGCTGTCCCATTCCCAGTTAACTATTTCAGTTTTTAATCGGACCTGGCCCCAAGTTTCTTCAAATTTAATATTGTGCGCGGACTTACCTATCTTGATATTCTTAAGCAACCACAAGAATGACTTTCGCTTAATCGGTATTTGTGGCATCATGAAGGCATGGGCACTGTCCTCGGAAGGTGCTACGGAAGCACAGACAATCCTGTGCCCTGCAGCGTGTGGTTTTAGGCCAGTGGTTTCATAATCAATTGCAGCGAAGTCGCTGAATGTCATTGATTCAAATTCCGGACAGCTATCGTGTATATGAATCTCGGGTTTCTTAAACCTGGGAAATGGCACATCCAACAATTTTATTGTCTGCTCGAGATCCTGTTCCCAGACCACATCCGCTCTTTTATCATCCAGGCGGCTGATATAACTGGGATGAAAGGTTGGACAGACCCAACACTTGAGATCCTGGTCCGGAATAGCAAATCCCCTCCACCTGGCTATGCCCTGGAGATCTCGCTTCCAGCGGTCACCGATGACAGATTGCAATGCCGATCCCCCTGCTAAAAGTATTACCTTGGGCATAAATTCTTCTATGGCCTTTAATACGACCTGCTGACGACAACAATCTATTTCGAAATTACTGGGTGCACGATTCTCCCCATCCCTGTTAATAGGACGACAGTTAATTGCATTTAAATTAATACAATCCTCAAACAGATCTATTCCCAATCTGCGATAGAACCTGGCCAGCAGACGGCCGGTCTTCCCC